ACATGCAATCTTTCTTGGATGCTATGAAGTGGGCAGTGACTCGACAGATGACACCATCAGAAAGGGGGCACCGTAACACCCTCCGTATGTCGAACATAGGGAAGCCGGATAGGCAGCTATGGTACGAGATCAATGGTGGAGTAGACAGGGAGGAGTTAACCCCTTCAACCCGTCTGAAGTTTCTCTTCGGAGACATGGTCGAGGCACTGCTTATCTTCCTGATAAAGGAGAGCGGTCATGAGCTTACTGATGAACAAGCAAAGTTGGAGGTTGATGGTATCGTTGGACATATGGATTGTTCGATTGATGGTGTACCAACTGATATTAAGAGTGCGTCTGCATACGCTTTTAAGAAGTTTCAGGATGGCTCTTTGGCAGACAACGATCCCTTCGGTTACATTGCGCAGATTAGTTCGTATGCGTATGCGAAGAAGAGTGAAGAGGCTGCGTTCTTTGCGATGGATAAGCAGTCTGCTAAGTTAGCGCTGATGTCTGTCCATGAGATGGATATGATTGATGTACCAGCACGTATTAAGCACATGAAAGAAGTGGTGGCGATGGACACTCCACCGGATAAGTGCTTTAAACCTGTCCCTGATGGTAAAAGTGGTAACATGAAGCTAAATGTTAACTGCTCATACTGCGCCTTCAAGGTTGGGTGTTGGTCCGATGCTAATGATGGGGAAGGGTTGCGCCTCTTCCTGTATGGTAATGGCCCACGCTGGTTAACTACCGTTGTGCGTGAGCCTGATGTATTTGAAAAGGAATAACTATGGATAAGTTCGATGACACGATGGACGAGTTAGATTGTGAGGAATACTTTAGCTTCTCCTATCGTATGGGTGATAGGGATGCGGAGGTCAGTATGACCTACCCTGATGGGACATGGTTGTATGATACTGAAGGGCCACTCAAGCTGTTCCAACAATTCATGCAAGCAGCTGGTTACGAGTCTAAGGTAGGCTTTACAGTTAACGGTAAGCCTGTCGAGGATGGTCCACATACGAATGATGATGGACTTAAGGATGAGGAAGTAGCCTAGGTGTACTACTCGAAGTACAAGAGATCAGGGGTGTACAGGAGTGGCTTGGAAAAGGCCATAGCGGAACACCTTAGTAAACATAAGGTGAGGTTTAAGTACGAGAAGGTTAAGGTCAAGTACACTAAACCGATTACCAACCACACTTACACCCCTGATTTCACCCTTCGTAATGGGGTGATCATCGAAGCGAAGGGACTGTTCAGTAGTGCTGATCGTAAGAAACATCTGCTTGTCAAGGAGCAACACCCTGACTTAGACATACGGTTCGTATTTAGTAGCTCTCGTAAGAAGCTCTACAAGGGTAGTAAAACTACATACGCAGACTGGTGTAACAAACACGGGTTCCTGTTTGCTGATAAGCTTATACCAAAGGAGTGGACTCAGTGACTATTCATCTGGTAATCCCAGATCAACACGCTCATCCGGACTTCTCTAACGATAGGTTTGAATGGTTGGGTAAGTTGATCGTAGACCTACGACCTGATGTCGTAGTAAATATCGGAGACATGGCTGACATGCCGAGTCTTTGTTCGTATGATCGGGGGACTAAAGTCTTCGAGGGTAGGCGATATAAATTAGATATTGCCTCTGCCCTAGATGCACAAGACAAGATGTTAGCTCCTCTTAGGAAGGCTAAGAAGAAACGGCCAAGGTTAATCTTTTGCGAGGGAAACCATGAGCATCGTATTAGTAAGGTTATTCATAGTGACGCTGTGCTTGACGGCACTATCGGTTTGGGTGATCTTGAACTTGAGCGTAATGGGTGGGACTTTTACCCCTACCTTCAACCTATTGTGGTTGATAGTATTGCCTATAGTCACTTTTTTACTAGTGGTGTTATGGGTAGGCCGGTGGGTGGAGAACATCCCGCCAAGACCTTACTGAATAAACAGCACATGTCTTGTACAGCAGGGCATAGTCATACCTTAGATTTCGCCACCACTACTGACGCAGCTAGTAGGCGTATTATGGGCTTAGTCTGTGGGTGTTATATAGATTACGATAGTAGTTGGAACGATCCACAATCTGAAGGCCTATGGTGGTCAGGGGTAGTAATCAAACGTCATGTTGAGGATGGCACCTATGATCCTCAATTTGTATCAATTAATGCGCTACAGAAGGAGTACGGGGATGCTAGGGGTAAAAGAGTGTCTACATCAAATAGAACCCGACGAGCTAAAGTCGCGCATAAGTGATCGGTGGTCTGCTGCGGAAGTAGTAGAGTATCTTGACCTTCCCATAGATAAGCTGCTTGACTTAATCCTTGAGTTAGTGTATACTGAACCTATGGAGTATGAAGAATTTATAAGGATGATGACTTATGATGAAGAGAACGACGAAGGCTCTGTTACGTCAAAGACGGAAGCTTTCCTTTACGAAAGACCCAATAGTTAAAGATCTTCATAGTCCTAAATACTATCAGCGTATAGTTAAGGATAAGACTCAGTATAATAGGAAGGAGAAGTATAGTGTCATTCTGGAACAAGAGTGGTGATGAAGGAGTAGAAGACGATAGTTATTTCTTTAACCCTGACGTTCTCGTTAATCGGATAAACTTATTGATTAGGATAATCAAGGACCTCCCATCTTCTCAAAGACAATCGTATCTTAAACAAGCTGCTGAGTTAGTTCTTAAGAGTGTAGATATACCATTGTCTGAGGATATGGAAACTCATAGGAGAATACATTAATGTACGGTCCACAAGTACTAGCATGTGACGTAGTACATGCGGCTAAACATCGGTTACCTAACGAGTCCTTCGAGGAGTCATGTGCTAGACAGGCCGCAGCCTTAGCAGACGGTGAATCTCACAGACAGACACTCAAGCTTATCCTCCTACATCAGAGATTCCTTGGTGCTGGGCGTGTGCAAGCTTCAGTAGGTAGCCCACGTAACGTGACAGCTTTCAACTGTTTTGTATCCGGTACCATTGAGGATTCGATGGAAAGTATCATGGGTAGGGCAACCGAGGCCGCTGAGACTATGCGCCGTGGTGGTGGTATAGGTTATGACTTTAGTCGTCTTCGACCTGCGGGTGATCGTATTGTGTCGCTTGACTCTAGTGCTTCAGGTGCTGTATCATTCATGCACATATACGATGCCATATGTAGAACAATCTCATCCGCAGGGCATAGACGGGGTGCCATGATGGGTGTGTTACGTATTGATCATCCCGACATAGAGGAATTCATACGTGCAAAGCGTAATGAAACGGTACTTACTAACTTCAACATCTCGGTTGGCGTTACAGATAGGTTCCTTGACGCCGTCTCACAGGGTGATACGTTTGATCTATCCTTCGGTGGTAAGAGCTACAATACTGTGGATGCACGGGCACTATGGGATGAGATCATGCGTAGCAATTGGGAATGGGCCGAGCCAGGAGTCCTCTTCTTAGACAGGATCAATGACTATAACCCCCTTAATTACTGCGAAACTATAGAGGCAAGTAACCCATGCGGTGAGCAGCCGTTACCCCCGTTTGGGGCTTGCCTGTTAGGTAGCTTCAATCTTGTAAAGTATGTAGGTTCAGGTCATATGAACTATGGTCTATTCAAGAAAGACATACCTCATATCATTAGGGCAATGGACAATGTTATTGATCATACTACCTACCCCTTAGGTGAGCAAGAGGTAGAGGCTAAGTTGAAGAGGCGGATGGGTCTTGGCATCACAGGACTAGCTAATGCCCTCACCCTGTGTGGCCTAAGGTACGGGTCTAAGGAAGCAGTAAGGTTCGTACAGAATGTGATGCGTACGCTGCGTAATACCGCTATCGAAGCCAGCTGTGAGTTAGCTAAGGAGAAGGGGCATTTCCCAGCTTATAGTGAGGAATACCATAAGACCAAGTACTTCGAGGCTTTACCTGAGGTATTGCAGAATCTTATAAAGAAGCACGGTATACGTAACAGCCACCTGATAAGCATAGCCCCGTGTGGTACCATCAGCTTTACAGCTGACAACATCAGCAGTGGTATCGAACCTGTGTTCAGTCAATTAATTGATCGAACTGTACTTACACCTAATGGTTCTGAGATCGTGCAGCTACAGGATTATGTTTATCGTACAACGGGGAAGGTATCGGAGACGGCTGATGAACTCTCGACTGATGAACACCTTAGTATGCAGATAGCAGTTCAGCCTTATGTGGACAGTGCAGTGTCTAAGACTATCAATGTAGGTGATGACGTTACCTTCGATGAGTTCAAGGACATCTACATGAAGGCGTGGAAGGGTGGTTTGAAGGGTTGCACCACCTTCAGGATGTCAGGTAAGCGTTACGGTGTGCTTAATAAGACCGAAGTGGATGGAGAAACGGATGGGGCTGCTTGCTTTGTTAACCCCAGCACAGGAGAGAAGGAGTGTTCGTGATGTATAATCCGAGTGATGACGAGGTTAAGAAGGCATCAGGGGTATACAAGGGATTCGGATTCGAAGATAAGGTAGTTCGAAAGGTGGTGGAGGAGCCGTGTACGGAGACACTACACAAGATGGTAGATCATGCAGCTAACCCGCCTATGTTGGAGAGTGAGTGGTCTGACGAGGTCAACACCCCAGCCCACTATGTTAAGGATGGTATCGAATGCATCGACGCCATCAAAGGCAGCATGACAGTTGAAGAGTTCAAAGGCTACCTAAAGGGTAATGTAATGAAGTATATGTGGCGCTATCAAGATAAGGAGAAGTCTTTACAAGACTTAAAGAAGGGGCAGTGGTACCTTGAACGGCTGATTAAAGAGGTACGGGTATGACT